AAAAGTAGAGGAGGTCATTCCGACAGTTGTATTACTGGAGGCTATGATGCTCTATTGTTCAGAGTTCCCACAAAAATGTAGAACTAGGAGAGGGGACTAGTGTTCCCTCTTTTTTATTAACATAAATAAATATAATGGCATATAGTAAACAAGTAGTAGATAGATTCGAAGAGGTTTTAAATAACCCCGAGAAACATGCAGTCGGAAGATTTGACCCTAAAGACCCAATGGTTGCAACGGGTATGACTGGAGCTCCTGCTTGTGGTGATGTCATGAAACTTCAATTGAAGTTAGACATGGACGAGAGAATCGTTGATGTTAAATTTAAAACATATGGTTGTGGAAGTGCTATTGCAAGTTCTTCTTTGTTTGTTGACATGCTTACAGGTAAAACTATCGAAGAAGCAAAACTAGTTAAAGATAAAGACATTGCAGAAGCATTAGAACTACCACCAATCAAATTACATTGTTCTGTTCTTGCAGAAGACAGTATAAGAAAGGCAATAGAAAACTGGGAAGAAAAATCTTCTCATAGGAAACATAATTATGTATGAGTATAAAGTTAAAGTAGTAAAAGTTGTCGATGGTGATACAGTAGATGTAGATATTGATTTAGGTTTCGGTATGGTTTATAAAAAACAAAGAGTCCGAATGGTTGGAATCGATACGCCAGAATCTAGAACTAGAGACAAAGTAGAAAAACTATTTGGTAAAGCTTCTAAAAAACACTTAAAGAAATTACTAGAAGAATGTGAAACAATATCACTTGTATCACACGACAAAGGTAAGTTTGGAAGAATCTTAGGAACACTATATGCACATCATGTAGAAGGACACCCTGTATTCGGACACAAAGTAGATATCAATATTCAAATGATTAAAGATTGTCATGCAGTAGTTTATAGTGGAGAGAATAAAGACTTGGTTGAACAACAACATTTAGATAACAGAAAATTTGTTATGGACAATGGATATGTGACTCAAGAGGAGATTGATAAGGTATCATGATTATAACAATGATGGACTGTTTCTATATCCTTATGATAGCCGTAATCTTTGGATTCATTATACACTTAGAATCTAAAGTTAATCAACTTGTTTCTATGATGGAAGAACACATCAAAGTTGACGAAAGACTTTGTGAGATTTCACAAAAATTAGATAACGAATAAAAACCACCTTTACAATTTTACCTTTCTTCTGTATAATAGAGTGATACATTATGGAGAAGTGTTATGTCATTTATTAAAGATTTAGTCAAATCAACTGGAAACGAATATGCAAATATAGTTTCAGATGGTGTGGCTGCTGGAGACGTAGATACATTCGTAGATACGGGTAGTTATGTCTTCAATTCACTTTTGAGTGGTTCACTATATGGTGGACTTCCCTCAAACAAAATCACTGCAATCGCAGGTGAATCTGCAACAGGAAAAACTTACTTTGCCTTGGGTATGGTAAAACAATTCCTTGAAGACCACCCCGATTCTGCAGTAATCTATTTCGAATCTGAATCTGCAATCAGTAAAACAATGATTGAAGATAGAGGAATCGATTCAAAAAGAATGGTTATCGTGCCTGTGGTCACTGTTCAAGAATTCAGAAAACAGGCAATATCCATACTTGATAAGTATCTTGAAACACCAAAAGATAAGAGACCACCTATGATGATGTGTCTTGACTCACTTGGTATGTTATCAACTACTAAAGAAATCGAGGACACTGCCGAGGGTAAAGAAACCCGAGACATGACTCGTGCTCAAGTTGTTAAAGGTGCATTCAGAGTTCTAACACTTAAGTTAGGACGTGCTGGTGTTCCAATGATTGTGACTAATCACACATATGATGTGATTGGTTCTATGTTCCCTCAAAAAGAAATGGGTGGTGGAAGTGGTCTCAAATATGCAGCCTCTTCAATTATCTATCTTTCAAAGAAAAAAGAGAAGGAAGGAACAGAAGTCGTTGGTAATATCATTCATTGTAAGAATGCAAAATCTAGATTGACTGTAGAAAATAGAATAGTTGACGTAAGACTATCTTATGACAGTGGACTAGATAGATACTATGGTCTTTTAGACCTTGCACTTGCAAGTGGAATCTTTGAGAAAAGTTCTACTCGTATCAAACTACCAAATGGTAAAACAGAATTTGGTAAAACAATTAACAACAACCCCGAGAAATACTTTACACCCGATGTAATGGAAAGACTCGAAACAGTAGTAGAAGGATACTTTAAATATGGAAACACGCATAGAACAGACGATACTGAAGAATCTGATTCAGAGTGAAGAGTTTGCACGAAAGTGCGTCCCATTCATTAAGTCAGAGTATTTTGCCGATACTGATGAAAGAACTGTATTCAATGAAATACATGAATACTTTCAGAAGTATATCAAATCTCCAACTGTAGAAGCACTTCTCATAAATCTTGAAAACAATTCTTCTCTTAACGAGAGTATTGCAAAAGGTTCAAAAACTATAGTTGATAAGATTGGTAAAGATAAGGAGACCACACCAAGTGAGTGGTTAGTGGAAGAAACGGAGAAATGGTGTAAAGATAGAGCAATCTATATTGCAGTCATGGATTCGATTGAAGTCATTGACAAGAAATCACAAAGGTCTACTGGTGAAATACCCGAACTATTGAAAGACGCACTTTCCGTGTCCTTTGACACAAACATTGGACATGACGTGTTAGAAGACTCAGATGCAAGATGGGAATTCTATCATACGGAAGAAGAGAAGATTCCGTTTGACTTAGAATACTTCAACAAGATTACCAAAGGTGGATTACCAAACAAAACACTTAACATTGTTCTTGCTGGAACTGGTGTTGGTAAATCATTGTTTATGTGTCACCAAGCTGCTTCATGTCTTATGATGAACAAGAATGTTTTATACATTACTATGGAAATGTCAGAAGAAAGGATTGCAGAGAGAATAGATGCAAACACTATGAATGTTCCTATGAAAGAACTACCCGATTTATCTAAGAAAATGTTTGAGAAGAAAGTTGATAAACTGAAAAACAAAACTAAAGGTAAACTTATAGTCAAAGAATATCCAACTGCAACTGCACATGTAGGACACTTCAGACACCTATTACAAGAATTGGATATCAAAAAAGACTTTCAACCCGATATCATATTTGTAGATTATCTGAACATATGTGCTTCACATAGAATCAAGCCAGGAGCTGGTGCAAACTCTTATACACTTGTAAAGAGTATTGCAGAGGAACTCAGAGGTCTTGCAGTGGAGTTTGACGTTCCATTAGTCAGTGCAACACAAACCACAAGAAGTGGATTTGGTTCTACAGATATAGGACTTGAAGATACTTCAGAGTCCTTTGGATTGCCTGCAACTGCAGACTTAATGTTTGCATTGATTACCAGTGACGAACTAGAAGAACTAGACCAACTCGTAGTGAAACAGTTAAAGAACAGATACAATGACCCTACAATCTTCAAAAGATTTGTAATCGGTATTGATAGAAGTAGAATGAAACTCTATGATTGTGAACAAGAAGCACAAGAAGAATTATTTGAGAATGATTCTACCCACAATGATGATGTTCCTGTATTTGATAGAGGAAGGAATGATGGACAGAAGAGAGATTTTAACGACTTCAAATAAACCCCCTTTACAGACCACCTAAATAATGTTATACTAGATGGTTCTATGAAGAAAGTGATAAAAAGTTCAGAGGTTATATCAAAAATAACCGAAAAAATTGAACTCAAGAAACAATTGAGAGATGCACGTGTATCTAAAGATTCTAAAGAAATTGATAAAATAAACAAAAAAATATCAAAAATAGAATCAAAATTGTCTTCCTCACCACTTGCAAAATCCTAAATAATAACATATAATACTTTCAGAAAGTAAATCACGGAGAATTTATGTCAAGAGAAACAGCAAGAGCCGACTTAGTAGCTGCAATTGCAGCTTTGAATAGTAATAAGAATTGGTTAAAGGGTGTAAGTCAAGAATATCAAGTCACTAATCAACCTAACGGAACAGACCATACTGCACGTGGTAGTAAATCTGCATGGACAGGTGCTGGACTTGTTGGTTGGTTAACTGCATGGAAGACTGCAAATCCTTCAATAACTGCAACTGAAGGTTGGAATCCAGCAGACTTTGACGGAAGTAATTGGACACATGACGATTGGCAACAATACTATTTCCAAGAACATGCAAAAGGTATTTCAAACTTTACAGATTCAGACCAAGCTATTACAGATATAGATGCTGAATTAACTGCATATCAATCAGACTTAGACGATATCGACGCAGGAATAACTGCTGGTGATATTGACCAAGTTGACCCAAGTTAATAAACAAAAAAATACCATAAATAGTAGTAATACCACCAAGAATGTGGTATAATTACTATTATGGGTGCAAAAAATCTACATTTAGAACACTTAGAAGACGAGATTATCAATCAAGGGATTGATGGTGGACGTGGTGCTATAAACTTTTTACAGGGTCTTAGAGACATGTTAAAAGGAAACTCTAATTCAAGTGTTAACATGACTGTTAAGTGGGACGGAGCTCCTGCTATTTTCTGTGGTCAACACCCCGAAACTAATCAATTCTTTGTTGCAAAGAAATCTCTATTCAATAAAGAACCTAAGTTTTACACTTCAGAACATGAAATTAAAAATGCAGACGAATTAAGTGGTGCATTAAAAGAAAAGTTCTTAACTTCATTTCAATGTTTATCTAAACTATCTTGGAATACAATCATGCAAGGTGATTTAATGTATACCAATGACAAGAAAATGCAAAAGATTGACGGAAAATCATTCGTCACATTCCAACCAAATACAATCATGTATGCAGTAGATATCAATTCAGATTTAGGTAAAGAGATTGCAAACTCTAAAATGGGTATTGTATTTCATACTACATACACTGGTTCTACAATAGAAGACTTGGGTGCAAGTTTTGGTGCAAACATATCTAAACTAGGAAACAGTAAAGATGTTTGGATTGACGATGCAACATATAAAGATGTCAGTGGTAAAGGTTCAATGACTGCAAAAGAAACACTTACACTTACACAAGAACTATCCAAAACAGGTAAAGCATTCCACGGAATTAAAAAGAAAGATTTAGATAAGTTCCAAAAAATACAGGAAGAGATTGGAAAGAAAGGTGCTGGTGCATCATACAAAACATATTGTAATACACTTATCAGAGGTGGTAGTTTCAATCCAACATACAAAGGATATATGGAACACTTTGAAAACTACTGGAGAGATAAGGTGGTTGCAAAGGTCAAAATGGAAAAGACCAAACAAATCAAACAAGAGATTGGTGAACAACTCTTTAATGAACTCAGAAGTTTAAAGAATATGATAACTAATCTTACTTCATTTATGGGACACTTGGTTGTTGCAAAACAACTTATCATAAATGCACTAAATAGAGTAAAGAGTATAGGAACTTTCAAAAAAACTGCAAATGGTTTTGAGGTAGTAAACCCCGAAGGATACGTTGCAATCGATAAAACAGGAAGTGCAGTTAAACTTGTAGACAGAATGGAGTTTGCATTTAATAACTTCACTGCACAAAAATCTTGGGATAAGTAATGAAATCATTCAAACAATTCATAAACGAAGAATTCCCACCTCTTGCATTACCCGATTATCCTATGCAAAGAGATGATATCAAATATGTTGACGGAAGTTGGGCAGTAGGTGAAGAAGATAAAGCATTCAACTACGACACTAGTAAAGACGGAAATGAAAACATGAAAGATATTGAAAACGAAGTCAAAAAAGATAGAGAAAAAAGATGAAATCATTTAATAAATTTCTCACAGAAGCTAAGAACAAAGGTGCAGTATTTACCTTTGGACGTTTCAATCCACCTACAACAGGTCATGGAAAGTTAGTAGACAAACTCAAAAAAGAATCAAAAGGTGATGATGTTCTATTATTCACTTCACACTCAAATGACAAGGTTAAAAATCCACTATCACACCGAGATAAAATCAAATACCTAAGAAGTTTCTTTGGAAAGATTGTTGCAGATGTAAATGCAAGAACAGTATTTGAGATTGCAACAGAATTACATAAAAAGAAATACACTAGAATCAAAATGGTTGTAGGTTCAGATAGAGTTGGTGAATTTGAAACACTACTAAACAAATACAATGGTGTTAAAGCACGTCATGGATTCTATAAATTCGAAGAGATTAATATAGTATCTGCTGGTGAGAGAGACCCCGATGCAGATGATGTCAGTGGAATGTCTGCAAGTAAACTCAGAGGATATGCAGAAGCAGGAGACTTTGATAATTTTAAACAAGGTGTCCCAACTAAGAACAAAGGATTGATTCAGAAACTATACAATGACATTCGTAAAGGAATGGGTATTGCAGAAGGAACACTACCACACTACATGGTTGAAGATTTAGTTAAAGAAGGAGTCTATGACCCTGGCATATTCAAAGCAGTTTTCCTAAGTGGTGGGCCAGGCAGTGGTAAATCTGCAGTTGTAAAGAAATTAGCTTTGACTGCACTTGGTTTAAAAATGGTCAACACTGATAAAGCATTTGAAAACGGACTAAAGAAAGCAGGAATGTCACTTGACCTTAGAGGTGCAGACTTTGATAAAGTAGACCCTATCCGTGCAAAAGCAAAAAAGATTACAGGTAAAAATCTAGAATCCTATATCGAAGGAAGACTAGGTCTTATCTTTGACACTACAAGTGCAAAGTCGGGTAAGATTAAGAACTACAAAAAAATGTTAGACACATTAGGATACGAATACAAAATGGTATTTGTTAATGCAAGTTTAGACAATGCACAAAAAAGAAATGACTTAAGGTCTAGAAAACTACCATCTGAAATTGTAAAGAAAGATTGGGACGCTGCACAAAAGAATGCAAAGGAATATAAATCAATTTTTGGTAGAGACTTTGTAGAGATTAAGAATGATGATGACCTTGCAAGTCTTGATAAAAAGGCAAATTCACTATACAGTAAACTGTTAGGTTGGTCTACCTCATTCCCTAAAAACAAAATTGCAATGAAATGGAAATCTTACGAACTGAAGATGAGAGGTAAAGGTAAAGATACAGTGAAAACACCCGATATACCTAATATAGGTGTAAACTTTAAAACAACCACAAGTAGAAAGACTGGTAAGAGGATAGTTGTTAAAAAGAACTAAATAGTAGTATGTTAGAAGAACTTAGAGAAAAATTACGTAAAACTCAACAAGATAAAGAAGTAGAGGGCAAGAAAGGTTCTCAACCTAAGAAGTATTACGCAAAAGACGCAGACGGAGACGAAATGTCTAAGTCTACAAAAGATAAACGTGCATCACACTTTGATAAAAACAAAGATAAAGAAGGTGAAGATGCATTCAAACCAGCACCTGGCGATTCACAAGCAGATACAAAACCTTCACAACACACTAAGAAGTATAAGAAAATGTTTGGAGAAGGTGCAGCTGATAAATCTCTACAAAAGAAAGCAGACAAGAGTGGAATGCCAGTTGGTATTCTAAAACAAGTCTACAAACGTGGTGTTGCAGCTTGGAAAGGTGGTCATAGGCCAGGAACTACACCCGAACAATGGGGACATGCACGTGTTAATTCTTTTGTGACTAAATCTAAAGGAACATGGGGTGGTGCAGACCAAGACCTTGCAAAGAAAGTTTCGGGTAAATCAGAGTCAATAGAAGAAGGAATTGATATCAAAAAGGCACTTAAGAAAGTTAAAGGTCTTAGTAAAAAACAATTAGAAGTGTTATCAACAATGAACACTACTCAGATATCAGTTGTTGTCAATCAATTATCTTCACTTGTTATGAGTGAAGCAATAGAAGAAGGTAAACTTGTCACTGATTGGAGAAGTATCTTAGAATACATTTTCAAAAATATAATGAAAATGGTTGAAAAAGAATATGAAAAGAATCCTGAAAAAGGAGTCGGAATAATTAATCATTTGGGGTCATATGTTAAAATGAAAGTCACTGATAAGAAACAAGAGAAAGGAAAACTATTTTTAAAGTTTGGTGATAACATACAAGAAGACGCTGCAGTTGACGCTGCAAATCTTAAAGCAAAACAAACTGAAGAACTAGAAAGATTAAAAGCAAAACAAGAACAAGAGTTAGAAGCACTTACTGATAGACACGAAAGAGAAACAGATAAAGTCAATCAACAGAAAGAAAAAGAAGTTCAGAATAAACAAATTCAAGCAAAACGTGATGCAGATAGAAAGGCTGCCGAGAAACAAAACGAAGAAAGAGATTACAAAAAAGAGTATGAAAATTATCACTCAAAACCCGAACAAGTTAAAAGACGTGCAAAAAGAAATGAAGCACGAAGAAGTCTAAAGGACAGAAAAGATATAAAAGGAAAGGACGTTCACCATAAGGACAACAATCCTATGAATAATGACAAGTCTAACTTATCAATTGTATCACAAAAATACAATAGAACAGAACCAAGACTTAGAAAATTGAAAGAGAAGGGGATACTTCCAAGTGGCAGGAAATAAACACGATAACGGAGTTCACGAACAGGGAACAGACGAAACAGTAAAAGCATATCAAGAAGATACGCCTGGTCAATCAGTTGAGAAATACGTAAAAGAGAATCAAAAATCATATCACGATTCAAAGAAAACATTTTCTCAAATTGCAATCAACGAAACACTCGATACACTTCAAAAAGAAAAAACCAATCTACTAGACAATCCATTTCGTTTAGGTTCTATGATGTATTTTGAATGTATTAATGAAGCAAGAAACCTTATCAAAGAAGACCGATACAGACTTACTGAAGTTGATAAGAATATAATGGAAACAGATATTGGTGAGTTCGAAGTGTATGAGGGAGAATTAGTTCCACTAGATTGTCCACAATACGAGTTTATAAACGAAGAAGAAGAACCCGAACTCAACAAACCAAAAGCAGGTGGCCCTAAGAAATACTATGTGTATGTTAGAGACCCACAAACTAAAAAGATTAAAAAAGTCACATGGGGAGACACTACAGGTCTCAAAGTGAAACTCGGAAACGAGAAAGCAAGAAAATCCTTCGCTGCACGACATAAGTGTTCACAACAAAAAGATAAAACTACTGCATCATATTGGGCATGTAGATTACCACATTATGCGAAACAGTTAGGTCTATCAGACGGCGGAAACTTTTTTTGGTAAACTAAATATAAGGAGATAATTATGAGTCAAGTGATACACGAATACAGAAATGAAAACAGGACTGCAACAGTCCGACTAACTTCAGAAGGTTTTGAAGTAGATTTAGCAAAAGACAACGTAATACTAGAAACTAGACAGGTTCATAACCATAGTGAATCTTATGCAGAAGACGTTGCAGATAACTATGTGTTAGGAATGTTTGAAGCAAAAAAGAAAGAGAAAGAAGGTAGTTTTTATGGATATAGAGAAAAAACCGACAATTACTATCCAGGCGATGACTAACCCTTATATAGACCAACCACTAGTCCAACATGGGACAGATATAGAATACATTGTTAGAACATTTTCTGCAGATGTAGACGAAGAGGAATTGGTTTGGCATAGAGATAAAGAGTCTAGAACCATACATGTATTGAGTGGAAATGGGTGGGAATTACAAAAAGAAGACAAATTACCCGAAGAATTAGAGATAGGAAAAGACTATTTTATCATAAAGAATAATTACCATAGAGTAATAAAAGGTGAAGGAGATTTGGTTCTTCGTATAGATAATGGATACACAACTACAAGAAACGAATAAAGAATTATGTTTTGATTGTGGACTATGTTGCAATGGTGCATTGTTTAGAACCATGTTTACAACTGATAAAGAGAAGTCTTATTTCAAAGAAAAAGATAGATTTAAATCAACCTATAGATTAAAAAGACGGCTAGGTTATGATGTAATTGCAACAGACCATGGTCATGTATACCACCAACAGAAGGGTTGTGAACACTTACAAGAAGATAATAAGTGTAAAAACTATGAAACTAGACCCGAAACATGTAAAACTTATAAGTGTGGAGTCTTACGTAGATACCAAGATGGAAAAATATCATATAAAACTGCACTAAATATTATTGCAAAAGCAAAGGAAATACCAAACAAACCAACTAATAGAGCAATTGTTCGTGATATCATGCACATGACCTCTCAAAAATTATAAATAATACTGTTATGAGTTATAAATCAGAAAACTGGAAAGAAAAACTAGAACAAGTCCGTAGTCACATCGCTTTGAAAGAAGGGAGTGTGGAAAAAACTGCAGACGAAATCATAAGTGAAGATATCGAAAACGACCTTCTAACTGGATTCGAAGAAGACGTTAAAGTAGTCGAAGATGAAATCACTGAAGAATTAGTTCTTGAAGCCTCAATGGGTGATATGATTAAGAAGGTATTCAATACAGATAGTGAAACAGAAGCTATGGGTATTGCAAAACTTCTTAACATGACAGACGTTAAAGTTGCACTTGCAATGCAGAAACAAAATCCTAATGGATTTAAGAAAACTACATTCGGTATGGGTGCAGACAATAAACAAAGAGACATGATTAAGGATAAAGACCTTATAAAAATGTTCAAGAAAGCAGGTGTTTCACCTCTTAAAGATTCAGTCGAAGTTGAAGAAGAAAAACCAGTAAAAGAATCAGTAGAGAAATCTGCAGAAAAACTCGTAGAAAAAAATATGCTTGGTAGACTTGCAAAACAATTACATTTAACAACAGAAGGTAAACAGAAGATGTTTGACTACTTCGAAAAAGGGGAATTAGAACAATGAAACTAACATCAATGGGTCTATCACCCGAATTACTAGAAGCGTCTAGAACAGTCTTACAGAACTCAAAAGAATATGAAGAGTTCTTTCAATCTGCACTTAAAAAATTTGGTGTAGATTCTCCTGCTGATTTTAAATCAGATGAAGAGAAAAAGAAATTCTTTGATTACATAGATAAAAACTATAAAGGTAAAAACGAAGAAGAAGTTGCAGAAGGTGAATGTGCCTCTGATAAAAAGAAAAAACAATATTAGGAACTAGTATGAACCTCTTTTACGAAGCCAAAAAGGTATTAGATAAGGACGGGAAAGTTAACCCACTCGGCCCTTATGGAAAACAGAAACTTACTGGACGTGAGATTCAAGTCTATTTCCGTAGAAACAAAGTCAAAGACAAAGTAGTCAAGAAAGCAGTCGAGGTTGCATTAGACCTTGGTGGTGCAATGGATATTGCAATCAAATCTATTAAAGACTATTACGGGGATAAAATCCTAAAAGCAAAAGAAGTTCAAAATGCACTTAAGTTTGCAAACGAAGAATCATTCAAAGATTCATTCAATATGTTAGATGAAGATTACAAAAAAGTAATCAAAATGTATCCAAGAGACAGAGATTGGAAAAAACTTATCACAAAATATAAACGTGACATTGACAAACTCAGAAACAACGATAAAGATTTACCTAAAAAAGTAGAAGACGAATTACTAACATGGGCTTCACAAACAGGTGAAGTAGGTAGTAAGGACGATGCAGAAGACTTCATAATGTCAATTATTGATGAGAAATATAAACCTTATTCCGACTCAACCTTTTCTAGATGTGTAGACTTCTACATTCAGTTCAGAGGTGGTAAAGGAGACAGAATCACTTCAGAAGAGAATAAAAAAGACTTTGAAAAAGCAAAGAAGATGATTGATTCTTATTGTAAGAAAAACAAAATCAAACAAAAACCAGTTTACTCAACACCTGAAGAAGGTTCAAGTGCATACAAAGTCGGTCTTATGATTGACCCAACATACAGTAAAACAGATGACTATAAAAATGGTGTAGACTTACAACCTTTATATGTTGAATTAGGTAAACTAAAGACTGCAGAAGACCATGGTGGTGGTTGGGATAAACCAACAAAAAACGAATCAGAAGTTTTAGAAAAGAAAAATAAAATCAAATATCGTGGTAATCTAAGTGGTTTACATGAATCTATAAAAAGTATAATGACAGAAGGTAAGAACCTTATGCCTGATTTACAAAAGATTGTAGACAAAAAGAGTGCAACTAAAGTTGGTGGTATAATGGTTGATATGTTTACTGCCTCAATGATTACACAAATCTATGGTAAAGTAAACGATAAAAACAAGAAGAGAATGGAAACATCAAATATCTCTACACTTGTTGACCTTGCACAAAGAATGATGCAAAAGTCAGAGAACGACCCACTTAAAGAAGAAAC